AAAAAGTACGGGAAACTGGATGAAAACTGGCGGGAAATGCTGCATGATGGGTTCAAGGAATGTATGCGCGTATTGAAGCCGGATGGCGTGTTGGTGTTCAAGTGGTCGGAATATGACATACCGGCGACGGAGGTCTGGAAGGCTATCGGACAAACACCGCTATTTGGTCATCACAGCGGGAAGAAATCAAAAACATTTTGGGGATGTTTCATGAAAGGGATTTCGTGAATGTCCTTGAATGTCAGTATTCATCTGTGGTATACTGTAAGCTGACCGAAGCGGGCACGAGACAGGATCGTGTCCGCTTTGCGTTTGGGTGACGCGCCTCACGGCGTGGGACAGGGCCCGTTTCATGGTGCGAGGCCCGGCGGGGACAGGTACCCGCTCCTCCGCGGTGGTGGGTGCCGTGAAGATTACCAGATTGACAGTGCCCGGAGGGAGGCGGCGGCATGGCGACGGGCAAGTATCAGAAATGGCTGACGCCCGACGGCCTGATGCTGCTGACGGCCTGGGCACGGGACGGGCTGAGCGATGAGCAGATTGCCAGAAAGATCGGCATAAGTCGTTCGACTTTGAGCGCCTGGAAAGTGTCTTATCCGGACATATCGGACGCTTTAGCGCGCGGGAAGGAGCCCGTGGACGTCGAGGTGGAGAACGCGCTGCACAAGCTGGCGCTGGGCTATACGGTGCCGGTGCAGAAGACCTTCAAGGTCAAGCGGACGTACTTCGACGACATGGGGCGGCGGTGCGAAGCCGAGGAGCTGGCCGTGGGCTATGACGAGGTGCACGTGCCGGCGAACGTGAACGCGCAGAAATTCTGGTTGGCAAATCGCAAGCCGGAGGTCTGGCGGGAGAAGGTGGAGGCCGAGGTGTCCGGGGAGGCGCTGGATCGGGCGCGGGAGATCCTCGGGGGTGTCAAGAGTGTTATCCAGTAAGCAGCAGGAGTTCCTGGACAACTGCTCCCGGCGCTGGAACGTGAAGACCGGGGCGACCGGCAGCGGCAAGACCTGGCTGGATTACGCGGTGGTGATTCCCCAGCGGCTGCTGGCCCTGAAGGGCGAGGGCGCGGCGGTGATCCTGGGCAATACCCAGGGCACGGCGAACCGCAACATATTGGAGCCGATGCGGGACATCTGGGGCGACGCGCTGGTGGGCACGATCAACAGCAGCGACAATTCCGCGAAGCTGTTCGGCAAAAAGGTCTATGTCATGGGCGCGGACAACAAGAAGCACGTGGCGCGCATCCAGGGTATGACCATCGAATACGCCTACGGCGACGAGGTGCCGACCTGGGCCGAGGCGGTGTTTCAGATGCTCAAGAGCCGCCTGAGGTGTCCACACAGCCACTTTGACGGCACGGGCAACCCGGACGCGCCCCAGCACTGGTTTAAGAAGTTCCTGGACAGCGACGCGGATATTTATTACCAGCCTTCGACGATCTTCGACAATCCGTTTCTGCCGAAGGAGTTCGTGGACAACCTGTGCAAGGAATACGCGGGGACGGTGTACTACAACCGCTTCATCCTCGGGCAGTGGGTTGCGGCGGAGGGCGTGGTCTATCGGCAGTTCGCCGACGATCCGGAGAGGTTTATCCTGGACGACCTGCCTGAGGGGGACGCGATACGCAACGCCGTGATCGGGGTGGACTTCGGCGGCGGCAAGTCGGCGCATGCCTTCTGCTGCATGGGGTTTACCGTGCGGGGGCGGCTGGTGGTGCTGGACGAGTACCGGGAGAAGCGTGCATTGGATCCGAACAAGCTGGCGGCGGACTTCGTGGACTTCGTGCGGCGGTGCAAGGCGCGGTGGCTGGTGACAGACTGCTGGTGCGATTCGGCGGAGCAGACGCTGATCAACGGGCTGCGGAGCGCGGCGGCCTCGGCGGGGCTGGGGCTGAACATCGGCAACGCCATGAAGCGGCCGATTAACGACAGGATAAGGGCGACCTGCATCCTCATGGGGGCGGGGCGCTTTTTTGTGGCGCGGCAGTGCGTGGAGACCATCGACGCACTGAAATCGGCGCTGTGGGACGGCGATTACGTCACCGAGGACGTGCGGCTGGACGACGGGACGACGAACATAGATAATCTGGACGCGATGGAGTACAGCTTCGAGCGTGAGATTCCGGCGCTGATTGATGGGTGGAAGCCGACGATATGAACACAGATTATATCTATCGGGGAGCGGCCATTGAGGCGGCGAACGATTGGAAGGTTAAGCCGGACGGCGAGATATTCAACGCCATCAAGGCAGCGATCAAAAGCAAGATCGAGCAGGTTCCGGCGGTGGATGCAGAGCCGCGCCTTATCGGTCAATGGGTCTACAACCCAGATGCTGTTGATTGGGGCCTGGGTGCGTATGTGTGCAGCCTGTGCCGTTGTCGGAACGATAACATCCCACATAATCAGGAAATGGCACGAAATCCGTATATGTGGCGGGGTTCGCAATTCTGCCCAACCTGCGGGGCGCGGATGAGGCCAGAGCAGGACAACGCCTGACAGGGGGCGCGGCTATGAATGTATGGGACAAAATCAAGAGCTGGGGGCGAGGGCTGATGCAGAGGACGGCGACGGCGACGGGCATCGCCCGCGAGTTCAAGGACATATTCGAGCTGGGCGACGTGCCGGCGTTCAATCAGTTTTACTATTACGGCATCTTCGTGTGGAAGGCGCTGTACCGGGGCTATTATAAGGACTGGCACCTGGTGCCAGTGGTGGCCGTAGGCGCGAAGCCGGGGCAGACGCGGCAGCTGTTCCGGCTGAATACCGCGAAGGCCGTGAGCGCGGAGCTGGCCTCGCTGGTGTGGGGCGAGGAGGCGCAGTTCTCCGTCAGCACCAACGGCTGGGTGGAGCAGAGGAACGAGGACGGCGTTGTCACCAACCCGGACCCGCTGGCCGCGTTCGTGGAGGACGTGCTGCGGAAGAACGCCTTCGGGGAGAAGCTGCAGGAGCTGATCGAGCAGGGGCTGGCACTCGGAGGCGCAACGATCAAGGTTTGGGCCGAGCCGGAGAGGCGCGGGCGCGACGGCGAGGACGGCACGGAACCGGCGCGGGTGATCCGGCTGGGCTACTGCATGGCGGACCAGTTCGTGCCGCTGGCGTGGGACAACGCGCGGGTGACCGAGGGCGTGTTCATCTCCCGGCGGGCGCGCAAGGGCTGGTATTATACACGGCTGGAGTGGCATCGGTGGAACGGCGAGACCTACGTCATCACCAACGAGCTGTACAAGTCCGAGATGCAGCGCGGGGCGCGGGCGGGGATGAATCAGGACATCCTGGGCATCCGCTGCCCGACGACGGAGCTGCAGGAGATGTTTCCGGGGCTGGAGCCCGAGACGGTCGTGCCGGTGGAGGAGAGCCTGTTCAGCTATTTCCGCACGCCCATTGCCAACAACATCGACGACAACTCGCCGCTGGGCGTCAGTATCTACGCCAACGCGCTGGAGACGTTGCACGCGATTGACATCTGCTATGATTCGTTCGTGACGGAGTTCCGGTTGGGGAAGAAGAAGATCATCGTGCCGGCATGCTTCCTGCGCGCGGTGGTCGACCCGCAGACCGGGCGGCAGGTGCGGTACTTCGACCCGAACGACGAGACCTTCGTGGGCATGGCCGACGACAACGGCACGGCGGGCGTGCACGACATCTCCGTGGAGCTGCGGGTCGAGGAGCACGTGGCGGCGCTGAATGCGCTGCTGTCGATTCTGTGTTTGCAGATCGGGTTCAGCGCGAACACGTTCAGCTTTGACGAGCATCAGGGTGGAATTAAGACCGCGACCGAAGTGGTCAGTGAGAACAGCAAGACCTACAAGACCGTGCGGACGGTACAGAACCAGCTGCGGCCGATGCTGGAGCACATGGTGCGGAACATCATCGACGTGGCGATACTGTACGGCATGGAATGGGAAGGGCAGAGCGTGGAGCGCCTGGCCGCTGGCGGCTGGGAGGTCAAAGTCACCTTCGACGACGGCGTGACCCAGGACCGGCAGACGAACCTGAATGAGGGCGTGATGCTGGTGGGTGCGGGGCTGCTGAGCA